CTCCTGCTATCGAGAGTAAAATGCTCAACAATTACTGTGCTGAACTTGATTGCTGTGATGCAGAGTTCATTAAGAACCTCACCACTTGGGCAGAGATCATCCGTAAGACCTTTGCTGAGGGTGGTGTTGATGAAGTGATCTCAACACGTCGTCTGGTCCACATCATTCGTGCATTCTCTATCTTTAACAATCGTTTGAAGGCAATTAAACTCTGCCTGAACCGTTTCGATGACGAGACTCGCGATTCTTTCTTGGAATTGTACTCTAAGATTGACTCTGATGTTGAAATCAATCCTACTATCCTTGATTCCTGATGCTATATCGTACACAAATCCTTGATGACTCTGGTATATCCAAAGTCCTTTCCCAAGTTGATCCCGTCCTAGTCTTGAATTCACATAAGAACGTAGATGAAGATAAGGGTATCGAACCTGACTTGCTAGATGACTACATCGAAGACTCTATGCAACCAGAACTGACTCTCACCTGTGGTAGATCAGGTTTTACTTTCAAAAAGTACAACCCTGGTCAAGATTATGACTGGCATCAGGACGAGGTTACCTCTGATGATGGTCTGAGGTTGGATGTATCTACCACCTTGTTTCTCAGTAACCCCGATGAATATGAAGGTGGTGAGTTGGAGTTGCGTTTTGGCGACTTTGGTGTTAGTATTAAACTTCCAGCAGGCCACGCTGTAATCTATCCGACTGGTATCATCCATAGAGTACGACCAGTTACATCAGGTGTCCGTAGGGTAGTTCATTGGTGGGACGAATCCAACGTCCAGAACCCTTTTAGGAGGGATGCCATTGTACAACTCAACAAACAACCTGAACGCATCGATCTACACACTGCTACACTTGAACGATTCTGTTAATTATGAACAAATACAATGAGGATGAAATCCTTAAAGAACTTAAAGATTACATCGCTAGTACATACAGTCAGCACTACTCTGCTGGTCCCGAAGGGTTTCAAACCCTAGACTTGATTGAAGCATGTGGAGATGGGGAATCCTTCTGCCGTTCTAACATCTTGAAGTATGCATCTCGATACGATAAGAAGGGAACTGCTAGACGTGACATCCTAAAAGTGCTACACTATGCTGTACTGTTGATGCACTTCAACGACAAAAATGCCAAAACGGAAGACTATCCTCAATGACCTGTATGAAATTTACTGAACCACAATTGGAAATCCTCGGGTTGTTCATGAACATCAACCCATCTATCATGTTTAAACCTGGTCAGAAGGTTTCAACTATCTCTAACAATAAGAATATTCTCGGTTCCTGTACTTTCAAAGACATTGAGTTTCAGCGTACTGCACCCATCTATGACTTGGGTAACATGATGAAGACCATCAAGGTCCTCTCACGTAATACTACTAGCATTCCTGACGTTGACTTCAACGATAAGCACGTTGACATCAGCATGAACAACAGTCGGATGAAGTATTACTATGCTGATGAGAGCATGATTACAGTTCCACCTGACATCATCAACAGTATCGGTGAACTATCTGTATCTACTGAACTGACCAATGAACACCTGTATCAGATCTTTGCTGCGGCCTCTGGTTACCAACTTCCTGACCTGTGCTTCCAAGGTAAGAACGGTGTTCTACATGCTATTGTTACTGATAAGCGTAACACTACTGCTAACACCCTGGAAATTGAACTTGGTGAGACTGATAAAGACTTCTGCTTCTGCATGAAGATCGAGAACATCGCTATCCTGATGACTGGTGGTCAACCCTGTCGTGCTGCGAAAGGTTACAGAATCGATCTGTATGAGCGCAAGGTCGCCAAACTGCATGGTATTATGACAGAGAGTTCATCCGTTGAAAATCTTGAACTGATGATTGCTCTTGAACCTGATTCAGAATACTGATGAACATCTTCGTTACGGACCCATCCCCATATCACTCTGCTGTGGTTCTTCCTGACAAGCACATTGTCAAGATGCCCTTAGAGACCTGTCAGATGCTTGCTATTGTATGCTCTGACAAATGGGGTCATGGTTTTGGCACCCTTCCCAAAGCAGACGGTACTCCCTATGCTACTGAGAAGGGTGCTTTTCGTAACCACCCATGTACCAAGTGGGCGAATGAGTTCGTAACTAACTGGCAGTGGTTGCTTGCTCATGGACTTGCTATGTGTGACGAGTACACTGCTAGGTATGGTAGAGTACACACATGCCAGAAGACTCTTCTAGCAGCGAAAGAGATCCTACCTACTGCTGATCCTCAGGGTCGGTCAGGTAAGGAGACCACACCATTCGTCAGAGCAATGCCTGATGAGTACAAACTTGACACTAGTATCTCTACCATCGATGCATACAAAATGTATATTGCATCTAAACCATGGGTAGCAGATAACTATATTAAACTTCCACATCGTAAACCTGACTGGGTTTGACACTAAATTATGAATGATTTCCTTTGGGTAGAAAAGTATCGTCCTCAGACGGTTGATGATTGTATCCTTCCAGAGGAGACTGCGACCATGTTCAAGGGTTTCCTTGACAAGGGTGAGATCCCTAACATGCTGCTTGCTGGTCCTGCTGGTATTGGTAAGACTACTATTGCTAAGGCACTGTGTAATGAACTGGGTGCTGACTACTATGTGATCAATGGATCTGATGAGGGACGTTTCCTGGACACGGTAAGGAATCGTGCCAAGGCATTCGTTTCCACTGTCTCTCTGACCTCTGAGGCACGTCACAAGGTGCTTATTATCGATGAGGCAGACAATACCACTCAGGATGTGCAAATGCTTCTGAGGGGGTTCATCGAAGAGTTCCAGAACACCTGTCGTTTCATCTTCACCTGCAACTACAAGAACAAGATTGCTCAACCATTGCACTCTCGCTGCACTGTGGTGGAGTTTAATGTGAAAGGTAAAGAGAAAGCACAACTTGGTGCTGCTTTCTTCAAGCGTGTTCACACCATCATGGCAGAGGAAGGCATCGAGTTTGAGATGTCAGTGCTTCGCGAAGTTGTGATGAAGCACTTCCCTGACTTCCGACGCACGATCAATGAACTGCAACGTTACTCCTCTAAGGGTAAGATTGATACAGGTATCCTAGGACAACTCTCTGATATTGCTATGTCAGATCTTATGAGTCACTTGAAGGGTCGTAAGTTTACTGACGTTAAGAAGTGGGTTGTTGCTAATATGGACAACGAACCTCATGCTGTCATGAGAAAGGTGTATGATTCCCTCTATACATACTTACAACCAAAGAGTATTCCCGAAGCAGTTCTTGTTATCGGTGAGTACCAATACAAAGCAAACTTTGTCATGGATCAGGAGATCAACCTCGTAGCATTCATGACTGAGATCATGATGAGGTGTGAGTTTAAATGATAAAGACCCATGAGTTATTCCCTACGAGAGTCTATGAGTTTCGTTTAGAAGGTGATGACATGGCAATGTCTGATCAGGCACTGGAATATATCAAAACTTTGAACATGCAAATGTATAATTTCCCTGCTGGTGTTCGTACTAGTAAGGGTGATTTGCATAAAGATGAACCTATGCAAGAGATGACAGGGTTCTTTCATGACTGTCTAGATTATATTCGTTGTGATCTTGCACTTCAAGTAGAAGAACTACGTATCTCTTTATCATGGGCAAATTGGGCACCACCTCAATCAGGTGCTGGTCATCCTCTCCATCGTCATAACTATTCTTATCTCTCTGGTGTATATTATTTCACCGAAGGTAGTGATACTGTCTTCCATGACCCTGTTGATATCCGTAATCTTGATACCTTAGAGATTACTCGCGACTTCTTCGACGGACCTGAGGAACGTATCACGGCGGAACCTGGTAAACTTCTTATCTTCCCTGGATGGTTAAGACATTATAGCAATCCTCACTCTGGTAAAAAAGACCGCTATACTATGTCTTTCAACTCATTACCCCATGGTCCTGTTAACGCTGGTCCACAAGGTGTCCCTATGGCAAACATCAACGTATTATGATTGACCCTACACGATTT